GTTACAATACAGAACCCTGACACTATATCAGAAAAAGAGAATGCAAAATCTCAACTTATATACCAAAACTTACAGTTTAGATTTTTACAAGCATTACAACAACAAGGTCAAGATGTTGGTGTAGATCCTAATCAAGAAATAGAGTTACCAGAACATATAGCGCAAATGTTTGAGAATAGTTACGTTGATAATAGAGCGATACTAGGACAACAAGCTATGAATTATATTTTACAAGATCAAGAGGTATATGATAAAATACAAAAAGCTTGGTTTCACTATTTAGTTACAGGAGAAGCATATACACAAAGAGGTGTAAGAAATGGAGAGCCTTATTATGAAATATTAAATCCTCTAGATGTAGACTATGACCTTGATCCAGATTTAGAATTTGTAGAGGATGGTGATTGGGCACTTGTACGTAAATATGTACACGCATCTAGTGTTATTGATGCCTATTATGAAAGCTTGACAGAGGAACAAGTTTTAGAAATAGAAGAACCTAGACATTCTGAAAGTGATGTATCATTTTTATATGCTAACTCACACAGTAGAGATGAGAATGCATTTAGAAATAGATTAATAGAAGTTATAAATGTATATTGGAAGTCTAGAAAAAGAATTGGATTCTTAACTTACTTAGATCCACAAACAGGAGCGGTAGAAGAAATAGAAGTTGAAGATGGATTTAGAATGCCTAGAGAAATGAAAGAAACAGGTGCTAAATTAAATTGGAGATGGGTAAACGAGGTTTGGGAAGGCACAAGAATTGATGGTAGATTTTATATTAATATAAATCCTATAGCAAATCAAAGAATATCTTTAGAAAATCCATCTAAATGTAAACTACCTATAAATGGTAGACGTTATTCTGACGTAAACTCAACTAATATATCTTTGGTTAAACTTGGGATACCTTATCAGCTAAATTACAACATATACAAGTATA